CGGGGGAAGAAAATCTTCAGGAATACCATCACTTAAAAACTGTTGGCGCAATGCTGCGTAATTTTCTGGGGCTGCCAGAATGGCATCGACTACTTGATTAAGTGAGTCTAAAAGCTCAGGAGGAAGATCAAGGTCACGAAGTTCCGATTTGAATTCAGCAACCGCCATAGGGTCCGCTTCTGCTGCGGAACTCAACACCTCAGAGTTAAACTCTGAAACAGGCATTTCCTGCCTCATCCGCTCAAATGCAGCAAGGTTTTCTGGAGTCATCTGCTCGGGGGACTGTAAGGGTGCCGCAGCTCCCTGCATCGCTTCTGCCATGATCTTTTCCTTAAATTTTTAAGTAGGACCACACAGGGTCGCGCGCCCGAAGCGCGAAATTACTACTGATTATCAAGCAATTATTAGTTTCTGTCCACTTCCATATAAGACAGATAAAAATCTACATCTGCCTGACTGCTAAGGACTTTAATTACGTCTGCTTCTTCCATCACGCAGGATACGCCGTTAAAAGCGTCCATCGTGCCGTCTGCGGCTAAAACAGTATTTTCAAGCATTTTGTAAGGGGTTACGCCACCGGTAGGATAAATAGCAATGTCTAAAGTAGTGCTCGCTGTTCCCGTATTGGTTATGCGTAAAGAAGACAAAATAGCCGTGTTAGCTGCAGGGACGGTGTACATAGTCGTCTCAGTAGCCGCGCTTGGTGTCAGATGCTCCCTAAAGTATTTAACCGCCATTAGGCTGTCTCCGCCGAAATCATTGTGGCCGTAAGGATAACCGAAGGTATATCTGGACGAGTAGGACTAGTTCCTGCCACGTAATTCTCTAAGGTCACGAGGTCTCCGTCCGACCACCACGCCATTTCTAAATAACTTGTTTCAGGGTTTGTCACGGTAAAAATGCCGGATATGTCAGCTACAGTATGGCCAAAAGTAGTCGCGTTTTTTCGCACAGGGACATCGTATCGCGTGTTACTGTAGGGGTAGTCTACACCAGTGTCTTTGGCCCAAATTTCCATCTCATGCACGGCATTGTCTGCGTTAGTTCCTTGCAGCCTGAGTCCTATTTGATATTGACCGGTATGATCAAATAACAGTTTAGAGGCCCGTGATCCGTTGACCGTGGTGCTTGCCACAAGCTGAGAGGTAGTCACTACGTATAGACCGACCCCGCCTGTAGTGCCTGAGGACTGTGAAACGATGCGTGTGCCCGCAGTTACGCCAGTTCCCGTTAAAGTCATGCCGGAAAGCAGGGTCCCAGAGGCGACTGCGGTTACATCCATTACGGTGCCTGCCAACCCCGCCCCATCGTCTATTACGCCTGTGAACTCCGCTTCGTGACTGCCTACTCGTATGCCCCGCTGAAATATAGGCGTGTCAAACGTGACGATGTTCTCTAATGTTGTGCCTAAATTCGTCAAATCAGTGTTATTCATCAGCATCGCGTGAGGAAGCTGAATACCATAATCTAACTGAAACCCACGAATGCCCGGCGCCGAACCCTTCATCCACAGCATGGAGGCCGCGACGTTTTGATCAGGTATGGCCGTGTAACTAGAGTTTAGTTGAAAGATGATTTGCTCAAGCGAGCGAACGAGCTGATTAAACTGCTCAGGACTATATTGAGAAGTTGAAGAATTCGGCAGGCGGACGTTCTGTATTTTGCTCATCGCATACCATCCGGCTTAATATCGACTCGTAACGTGCCGTAACGCCACCATGTATCAGCCTTGTCGCTGTTTATCTTGACTGCTATCTGCCTGCCTCGTGCTCTAGTGTCTACCTTTTGAGTGGTTGGGGTCACAGTGTAAGGGTCAAGAGAGCTGGGACTGGCCGAGGCTTGCGGATAAGGACGCAGGTAAAGGTTCACAGTGACATCGCCCTGCTGGTCCTTGAAATCGGGAATAAACCTGTTCATTAGCAACATTGAGTCGCCATCTCCAATGTCAAAATAGCCTGACTCAATATTTGCCAAGATAGCGGAACCATCTGCCTTGTTTATACCGTCCTCTTGGTTGTAAACCAAAGATCTTCCTTGTGTAAGGCCATAAATGGTTGAGATAGTAGCCTCCGTACTTGTTGGCAGATACTCTGTTGCTGCCGGCTTAACGTAGGCGCCTACGTCCTGCCACGCTGTACGACTAAGAGTACCTATAGACCACACGTTCTCAAGGTAATTAAAAACCACACACCGGTCAATATAGTCGCTGGTGTAGCTTGCGTAGAACCATGTTACTTCGTTGAAATCATTGTTCAAGGCAGCGTAGAACTTACTGCGCTGTACCAGATTAATGTCCTTAAACACGTAGTCCTGTACTGTACAGGACATTTTCTTGACGGTGCCATCAAATACAAAGAAAGAGTCGATGCCCATCCAAAAAGCTAGGCCGTTTACATCTACCGCAGCATGTGGACCAGCACATCCACAGTTGGCGGCTAGTTGCTGGAAGCCAAAGGTATATGGGGGTCCTATATACTGCATGCCATGCAGGGAGGTGTCTGTAAAAATCAGAATCTGGCCTCGAGAACGAACAGCCGCCACGATGTAGCTTCCGTCTGATAGACGTTGGCCTCCTGCGGTGTTTGTGGCACTCTCAACAAAAGTGTTGATGTTTTCTTGATCCGAGAACCTAACAAACATGGGGTCTTGGGTATTTGGGTCTCCTATTGTGGCTTCTGATCCAAAGCAAACTAAATGCCTGTCTGGACTGGAAACTAGGGCGTATACACTCTTCGTCGGCGCGCCAGAAATTGGATTTGCACGTACAGCCACACCATCTGTTGTAGGGCTCCATTGATAAATGGCACCATCAACTAACTGCAAGATAAGGTTTTCGCCGTAATTGTCAAAGGTCCAAGTTCTCGACAGAAGGCTTAGGACCAGTGTTTCTGGACGAGGCGTACCAAAAGATCCCGCGCCCCATGTGCCTGTTCCATAGCCGTAGTCATAAAAGCTTACGTCTGAGCCTACGTTGATTTGGTATTTACCAACCACGGATGCGCCGCCACTCCCTGAGTCCCCACTGGTAGCCGCCACAGGAGCCGTTATAGTGTAGGTTGAGGAGTCAATAATGGCGCCAATTTCCCACTCGCTGTTCAGAATATCCGCAGTAATGTCTCCTCCAAGCGAGACAGCGCCAGAATAAATGACGAAACCGCCTTGTTCAGCACCGTGATCAACGTGCGTAACAGTAATGGCAGTGCTCCCTGTCGAAGCAGAAAAAGTAATGTCTCCAGCACTGGAGGTGAGTCGTAGGGGGGTTATGTCATACCAAAAAGCGCCCGTATTGACGTAGACCTTACGGTTTGTACCTACGACAAAATAGGGAATTCCGGGCAAAGACTGCCAAGAAAATGCTTCGCTGGCTTGGCCTACGAGGTAATACTCACCTGATTCAAAGTACGTCCAACCGCCTATCTTTTCCGGCAGTCCATATCTAAAACGGACATTGTCACAATCACTCCATCCACCTTCCGCACCATATTCGGTGTTCTGCTTGTCAATGCCGGGAGCTAATGTAAGTTTGAAAAAAGCCATAGCGGTTACCAGTTTTGTTACAAGTATTTGCCCGTCTCGATCATAGATGCGAGTTCGTGGCTACGGCCCTTTACGTCCAGACTCCATTTGGAATCAAGAAATTCTTTCGCTGCGAGGGTATGGTCCGCCACTTCCATAGCGGCTAGCGCTTTTTTAAAGTTCCGCAGACGTGTGGCACCAAGATTAAAGCTGATGTCTATCATAGCATCTTTTCTAACGTCATCAAGTGAGTTAAACCACGGATATTCCGAGGAAAGTTCTTTCATAACACGTAAGATGTCGTTTTCTAACAGGTAATCTACTTCATCGTCGGAAAGGCCAATTCCCCCGTTAGGATCAACATTTCGCCCAATTCCCAAAGTCCAGTAACCCGCGCTGCATTTGTAGGCCACATGCCTGCCGTTCGTCTTCACTTCGCCCTCATGGCGCTTGAGCATCTCAAGTAGCTTTTGCATTTACTTCTCTCTGCTAACGCCTTTGGTTTTCTCAAAAGTACGCATAGCACCTAAGCCCAACATGCCCATTAGCACTGTAGTCAAAAGCGATGTATCTACTTCAGGGACAATAAACCAGATGCCTAATATTGGAGATACTATGGTGGAGTACAGTAAGGCTAATCCGCATATCCAACCGATAGCCGGTCGCCATCCCGCTACAAACAGGCTCTTATGGGCAGCTTCTACCTTGTTGACCTCAATCTGAGCGGACATCTGCTTATCGGCCATAGTCGCAATCTCGTGCGACAGCTTCTCCCGCAGGTCTTTATCTGGAATTACTTTATCCAAGATAGCCGAGACAGGCCCAATCAGGGCGCTAAGCGAGGCAATCATTTAATTAACCGCTAACACAATAAGGAGAAAAACTGCTAACAACATAGCCATGGTGGCTTGCTCGTCAGTCGCACCCATGAACTTAGCTTTTGTAAACTTGCCTATCACTTTAATGTATTTCATGCGGACTCCTATTTGTCAGCTTTGGTCTCAAGTCGTTTAAAGATCGCACCGAGCATCTCTTTGATTTCTCGTATGTCATCACGGTAATCTTCTTTTGCTACATACATGATGGGTATGGATTTCATGTCAGCATCAATGCGGTCTAGTAGCGCGAACACGCGATTGACTAACCAAC